GCAAACGCCCCGACACGCCCGGGAATTACGACCGAATGGTCTTCGGCGACATTACGCCACTAGACGACGAAACGTTCGGCGCGTACGTGTACGAAATAGTAATCGGGTTCGAAGCGCGGTCGCGGGCCGTCGAATAGTCTAGTAGTATAACACCGGTACCTTTATCTGCCCTTGCGATAACAGTAGTGTATGGTGCGAAGCACTACCGACGAAGTCGACCCGTACGACACCCGCGACACGCCCGCCGCTATCTTCCGCGCCGGGTGGGAAGCCGATAAGCGACTAGCCGAAGAAGGGGGTATCTAAATGTCCGACCTAGTGTGCGCCGTGTGCGGCACGACGGCGTCGTACGCCGACGCGTCTATCGCGGATAGCCTACGAACGTGCCCGGGCGAAGACGGCGACACGACGCGCACGACGCGGCACACGGCCGTCGGCGCGGTGCAAGACGGCGGCAAGCACGATTGGGAAGAAGCGCGATAAACCACATTTCGCTATACTAATTTTTTGAGCCACTACGTCGACTAGCGACGCGTCGGCGTAGGCACAAAACTAAGGTGTCGGGCGCGCAAGTCGTCGCTAATGCCCGGTAACGACCCATTCGTACGCCACGATTCGCAAATCTTAGTCGGCGACGAAACGACACAAGGCACCGCCGTAGCCCCGACGCGGGGGCTAGGCAAGATAACCGGCGAAACGGAAATGCCCGACCCGTCGGTCGAATGGCAAGAAAACCGGTCGATTACGGCCGGTGCGTCCCGCGAACTATCGGGGAAACAACCCGGCCGTACCGTCTACGACGGCGGGACGTTACCGATTATACCCCGCGACGGCTACCCGATCGCGTGGCTTCTAGGCGCGGATAGCGTCACGACCGACACGGGGCTAACGTCGGACGGGGCGACCGAATCCGACACCGGCACGACCCTTCACACGATTACCGTGTCGAACGACCCGAAGCCGCCGACGAAGACAGTCGAAGCTACCTACTTCGGGCACGGTGGCGGTAGCGACTTCGTGCGAACGTTCGCCGGGTGCGCCCCGCCGACCGGGTCGTTTACCGTCGATAACGAAGGCGAACTACAAGTCGATCTAGACCTTCTAGCCCTAGACGTCACGACCGGCACGTCGGCGACGACCGGCGTTAGCGAAGACACGCGCGACCCGTGGCTATTCCACGACGCCGAATCGAATCTTTCGATTAACGGGACGGAATACGCCCGTGTTACTAACTTCGAATGGGAAGTCACGACGAATATCGAAGCGCGGTACTATATCCAAAACAGTAGCCCGGAAGACCCGTTCGAACTATTACAGCAAAACCTAGAACATAATATCACCGTCGACGTCGTGCCCGACGACAGTAGCTTGTACGACGAAGTGACGGGCCGGGACGATTCGGGCGACGCGACGATTCAATTCTACGAACCGAACGCCGACGAACGCTTGCGCTTCGAATTCGCTAACGTCGGCACCGAAGAAGCGCCGCACCCGTACCCGGAAGAAGGCACGCCCGAAGTGTCGCTTTCGCTTATCCCCGATTCGGCGCAAGTGCTAGTCGAAGATACGCAAGCGACGTCGGCGTACGTCTAGCGATACGCTTACACCCACGCTTTTCTTCGTGTCGATTATGGCGAACGACGACAAGTGGGGCAAGCCGCCCGAACAAATCGCCGACTACGATATGGGGCGCGGTCGTGACGCGATCGCGTCCGACGACGACACGTATACGAAATGGGTAGCCGACCACGAACGCGAAGTAAAATGGGCGTTCGAACTACGCGAACGTGTCCCCGTGCGGAAAAAGGGGCAAATCCTAGAACGTAACACGTCGACCGACGAAGAAGGCTTGCACGTCGCATACGACTACTATGTCGATATGTTAGAGTATATGATTGTGTCGTGGTCGGGCGAAAGCGACCCGGAAGCGCCGGGTTTGCGCGAACTACTAACCGGCGCGTACACGGGTAGCGAACCGGATAACCCGGTCTTCGAATCGCTACAAGACGAAGTCCCGCCACCCTTCGCTAACGTTTCGGAAGCCGATTTAAACGTGTAAAGCGGGCCGTACGTGGCGATCGACCGCGCGACGCCACGGAAGCCCGCGTACAAAGGGAAGTCGCGGAACATATCTTACACACGAAAGGGCTAGACCACCGTTCGATACACGGGTGGGAAGCCGACACCGTGTCGATTCGACGACGGTACGACCTAGGCGCGCTTGTGCGGCGCGTGGCGGCACACTTCGGCCGGAAGGTAGTGTCGGGCGTCTTCGGGTCGGCGGGCGTCGTGGCGGGCCTAGCGGCGCTACTAGACGGGTCGTGGTCGGTCGCCGTCGTCGCGGGGGCGCTAGTCGCCGCGTCGGTGGCGGTGTATAGTGCGCCCGATTGGGTCTTCGAAGCGCCCGACCCGTGGTTCGAACGCGGGTCGGTGACGTCCGACGGTATGACGGACAAAGAAGTAATGCGTCGATTCGCTATCGCTACCGAACGCGAAGCGTACAAAGAGGAAAAGCGGGAAGAAGCACGCAAGCGGCAAGAACGGAAACAAAAAGCGCGCCGCGCCGGTCGCTAGTCGCCGTCGCACGCGACCGTCGACCACGGCGTCGTGCCGGTTTCGACGCCACAATCGACGCACTTGTACGTCGTGTTATCGACGCGGGCGAACCGACCGTCTTTGGTATACCCCGACCGCTTCTTCGGCGTGCCCGAATCGCTTAGGCGAACGACCTTAGCGAAGTCGTGGTCGTGGTCGTAGCGTTCGCGCGCCTTTTCGACCGCGTCCGGGTGGCGGTCGACGACTTCTAGGTCGTCGCGGTCGGCGAACGGTTCGTCGGTGTCGACGTCGGCGAACCGCGCGTCTTCGGATTCGACGACCGCTTCGGCTAGCACGGCGGCGGCGCGTCGAAGGTCGCCGTCTTGCGCTTCGATAATGTCGGCCGTGAAGTCGTCGCCGACTTCCGCGCGGGCTTCGTCGATAATGTCGAACGCTTCGGACTTCGTCGGTAGCGTGGTCGATTCGTCGTCGGCTTCGGTAGTGCTTCGCACCATACACCACTATTGTAGCGCACCCATAATAAAGGTATCGGTGTTACACTACAAACCACTAAGGGCGTGACACACCCACTACGCGATAATATGGTACAAATCGGAACGATCGAATACGAAGCCCGTGTTACGGGCGTCGCCGAAGCCAAACAAAACGCCGAAGAATTCGCCGCCACGCAAGAAGACGCCGCCGAAGCGTCCGAACGGGCGGCGGCGTCGGGCGGCTTCTTAGCGGGGACGCTAGGGCTAGTCGCTTCGCGCGAAGAAGAAGCGGGCGACGAAGCCGATAATGCGGGTACGAAGACCGACCTACTGTCGTCGTCGTTATTTTTCCTAGGGTCGACGGCCGTTACCACCGCCGCGCAAATGCTAGGCGTGTCGGGGGCGCTAGGCACCGTCGCGGGCGCGGCGGGCACGGTGAAAGCGACGCTATCGGGGCTTACCCTATCCGGCGTCGTCGGGTCGGTGACGTCGGCGTTTTCCGGCTTCGTCGGGTGGCTAGCCGCCGGTAGTGCGGGGGCGTTAGCGTTCGCCGGGGCGATCGGTGCCGGTATCGGCGCGCTAGGCGTGTGGGTGCTACAAGTCACGGGGGCGTTAGACGCCGTGCGGGGCTTCGGCCGGTACGTCGGTAGCGAATTACCGCCGTCGGTACGCGACGGTTTGCTAGCCGTTACGGGGATTTTCACGGGTAGCCTAGCGACGATAGGCGCATTTATCACCGGGACGATCGCGGGCGGCTTCGACGAAGGCTTCGCCCGTGCTATGCGCGTATCTCAAACGTTCCGGGGCGCGTACAATCGGACTATGGGGCGCGTCGAAGACTTTACCGATCGAACGGTGGCGTACGTAATTAGCCGGTTCGACCAATTGGGCGACGCCGTCGTCGGCACGGTTACGCAAGCGTGGAATTCGAACATTCCGGCCCGCATTTCTTTCCCGGCGGCGACGATCGCCGGGCAAACAATCGGCGGCGGTGGTATCAGTATCCCGCGCTTACAAACCGGCGGTATGGTAGACGAAACGGGGCTAGCCGTGGTACACGAAGGCGAATCGGTGATACCCGAACCGATAACGTCGGCGGCGGAAGGTGGCGGCGGTGGCGGTGGCGGGGATTCGACCGTAATCGAACGTATCGTCGTAAATGTTTCCGGCGACTTCGACCCGTCCGATATGTCGAAGCGCGACGTCGAATCGTTAGCCGACCGTATCGACGCGGCGATCGGGAAGAATACTAACACCCGGGCGGGGGTACGGTAACGTATGACGTCTACGGAAACCGAACTACGTCGAAACGACGGTAGCGAAACGTTCGTGCTAAAGTCTACGCGCGTCGACCCGACCGTGTCGAACGGGCTAGTTACGGATTCGATCATATCGGCGGCGTCGCGGGAAGTGCTAGGCGGGAAGCTAGTGCTTGCGGCCGAAACGTATCAAATCGACTTCGACATTCAAGGGATGGATTCGTCGGATTACCCGAATAGCGGCACGTATTCGAACGACGACTACGGTTTCAAAGAAGAATTATGGCGTGCCGCGCACGAATGGGGCTTTACGATCGCCGACGGACTAGACGAACTATACTACGACGGCAAAATCGTCGAAGGTGTCATTACGGAATTTAACCCGACCGAAGACACCAACCAAAGGAAACCGCGAACGTACGACGCGTCGCTAGAGTTTACGCACGTCGACGCATACGTTAGCCAATAATGACTAACAAACGCGTAGACGTCGACGGCGTCACGGCGTCGCAAGTCGTCGACGTCTCATACGAAAAGACGGAAGGGGCGACTATCGGGCAAGCGAATATTACAGTCGGTAACACGGCGACGAACCGGTCGCTATTCACGGCGGGCGCGTTAGTCGAAGTGTATAACGAAGACCCGTCTAACCCCGGTACGTTCGTTAAGGATTGGCAAGGGGAAGTTATCGGTAATCCGTCGAACCAATCGAAGCGTAATCTAACGCTTGAAGTCGAAGCCGAAACGAAGATAGCACAAATCGAATATGGGAAGGTAAACCGGCCGTTTATCGAAGTCGATTCGGGCAAGGCGGTTCGGGACGCGATCGACTTTGTGGTCGAACCGTACACGCGACCGCGCTACGTCACGAAGGGCGACGACCTATCGAATTGGTCTAGCGACGCTACGTATTTCGAACTTAGTAAGATTCGGTCGAAGGGGCTAAACAAGTTCGGAAGCGACGTTATATTCTTCGGTGTGAAAGAAGACCAAAGCGGCACGTACCGGGCGACCTACGACGCGGTGTCGACGGCCGAAGCCCCGGGGCGGCAAATCTTGAAGGCGGAAACGCGCTTGTTAGTGAACAATCGCGGTAACGTCTTCACGGGCGAAGTCGAACTACGCGACCACGACGGCATATCGTACGTGTGGTCGCTAGACGTGCCCGGGTACGGCGGCTTTCAGACATACGACCTAGCCGTCGAAGACGCGCGTAACGTCGGGTCGTCGGCCGGCGAACTATCCGGCACGGGGAAGCTAGAATACCGCTTCGACGCCGAAGGCGGGCTACCCGAAGACCGCGCCGTCGCTATTGATATGTTCCGAACCGTGCCGTTTGGCTTAGAACCGCGCGGGACGGGGCTATCGACGTCCGGCGTCGAAGACACGGGGCGCACAATTACGCGGCGCTTCGAAGGCGCGGCTATCCTAGAAGTAATTAACACGATCGCGTCCGAAGACGGCGCGGTCGTCTATATCGACGATAACGATAACCTAGTCTTCGAATCGGCCGGCGACACGCTAGTCGACCCGTCGCTAAACCTTATCGACGACGATAACCCGCCGGTCGTCGACGTTTCCGTCGACCGTGACTTCGACGTGCGTAACCGCGTGACGGTGCAAGGGAAGGGCGATTTACAAGACACCTACGAAGACCCGGCTAGTATCGACTTCTACGGCGGCGGCGACGCGACGCCGAAACAAGAACCGATAGTCGACAAGTCGCTTCGGACGCAAAACCAACTAGAAGCCCGGGCGCGGGGGTTCTTACGCGATAATGCGTGGGATGACACCGCGATTACGTTTACCGTCGGGTCGGCGGCGTGGCGCGACGTGCAAGTGGGGCAAGGTATCGAAGTGAAATGGGATAGTGAAGGCATAGACCGATCGACGTTTATCGTATCGTCCGTCGGCGTGACACCCGAAGGTTATGTCACAATCGGACTAACCGGAAACACGACCGCGTGATACTATGACAAGCGACCTTACCGAAGACCAAAAGCTAGTAATGTTAGGTTTGCGGTCGCCGAATAACCAATCGACCGCACAAACCACGGCGATAAACGTTTTTCAAACCAATATAGCCCAAAGTTGGGACACGTTTCAAGAAAACTTCGAAGACGAAAACCTATCTTCGTGGTCGGGTTTCGAAACGTGGCTTACTGATAACGGCGTCGAATCCGGCACGGCGGGGAACATTCGGACACAACTAGAATCGAAATACCCGACGTTTAGCGACTATTCCGACATAGTGATAAACGCGACGTCGTGGGAAGACTATAAGACCAATTTCAAGAACGGGTCGGGTCTTCGATCGACACTAACGACGCAAGACGGGCTAAGTGCGGCCGGTATACAAGTGTACGAAGAAGGCGGTGTCGGGCGCGACGGGCAAAGTATACCGGCGGGTAGTGTCGAAGTCTACGGTACGGAAGTGCATTTTAGCCAATCGGCGACGCCGGGCGGGGCGCAAGAACCGCCCGAAGACCAAACAGACACGCCCGTAACGTATTCGAACCTAACCATTTCGAACGACTTGCCCGTCCCGAATGAAGACATAGACGTATCTGTCGACGTCGCTAACAATACGAACGTGCCCGGGATAGGCGTCGTAGCCGAACTTATCGTCGACGGCGAAGTCGACAAGACGAAGTCGATCGAAGTAGCCGCGAATTCGACGGCGACAGTATCGTTTACTAAGCGTTTCGAAGACTACGGGTCGTTCGACGTGTCGATCGGCGACACGACACCACAAACGGTTACGGTCATACACCCGGGATTAGTGTAATATGAGTAAAGACGTAGACAAGTTCGTCGCCGAAAACAGACAAAGAATACGCGGCGTCGATTCACGATTTACGCAAGTCGATTCCGACCAAACCCGCGCACTATCGTTCGGGCCTAACGTAATCGTCGTCGACGTCGCTATCGAAGTATACAAGCGACCGACCGGGTCGCAAATAATCTTCGGTCACGCCGACGACGCGCACGGCTTCGGGCGCGGCACGTTTGGGGCGGATAAGGGCGAATGGTCGCTAGTCACGGACACGGAAGCGTCGGTCGAATTTACGAAGCTAGGGCGCAAAGCCGTGTCCGAATCGCTAGACGGGCAAACCGGCGCGGTCGAAGAAGGTACGGCGGGCGTGGATTCTACGACGGCTAGCACGTCCGACACGTCGCTAGGCGACGAACGCGAACGCGTGGTCGCATTTGCCCTAGAAGACGCCACGAACGCCGTGCGTGTCCGTTCGCTATTCGGTGCGTCGACACCTACCGGCGTCGTCGAATTCGGTATCGAAGACGGCGACGGTCGCTTACTAGCCCGCGTGACTATATCGTCGCCGTCGATCGCCACCGACGACGAAGTCCGTGCCGATATGATATGCACGTTCGAAGGCGACGGTATCGGGAATTCGGTTATCACCGAAGCGGGGGAAGGCGTCGTCGCCGACGCGTTCCGATCGCCGAAAGTCACGACCGGACCTACCGAATTCGCGTTCGGGACGGGTTCGACACAATTCGGCAAGTCGGACACGTCGTTAACGTCCGAAGTGTTTAGAAAAGACGCCGTGCGCGAAGTAGGGCGCGACACGGTTAACGCTATCACGCACGTTTACGACGAAGACCCGACGACCGACCCGCCGATTACCGGGTCGCATTCGTTCGACCTAAGCGAAATGGCGATATTCGACGACGCGGGTACTATGATATGGGCGACGACGTACCGATCGCTAGCCAAAACCGAATCGAACGGGTTTAACGCCGAATCTCTTATACTGATAGCGTAGCGGCAAAGACTTAGGGCACACGCTACGCATACGTCACTTAATGCCCGAAGCCGACGTCTTCGAAGCGCCGCAAAACGCGACGTTTCACGGCGAACTATTGGAAACGCTTACCGAAGCCTTCGTCGGGAATGGCGTTCTAGCCGACGGGGAAGCCGAAGTAACCGCCGACGGCGGTACGCAAATGGGTATCGACGTGTCGGCGGCGTCGAACGGGATTCGATACGGCGGCACCACATACACGCCTAGCGCGACGTCGTTTACCCTATCCGACGGCCCGACGACCACGACCGGCGGGCAAGACGACCGGCGCGTCGACCTAGTCTACTTTGATAGTAATGCCGACGCCTACGCCGTGGCGGAAGGCACACCCGACCCGAACCCCGTACCCCCCGCGACGCCCGCCGACGGATTACTCTTAGCACTAATCGAAGTGCCGCACGAAGCGACCGACCTTAGCGACGACAATATCTTGAATTGGCACGCCCGACCACAGTCGGGCACGCCCGAATCGACGGGCGAAGTCGGCTTCGACGACGGCGTGCGTATCGGCCCTAACACGGAAACCACGATAACCGAACCGTCGACGCCGACGGGGTTCGGTTTCACGGCGTCGGATAGTATCGACGTGTTAGACGAAGTCGAAGTCGACGTGTCGAATAACTCCGGGGCGTCGGCGGCGGAAGACGTAACCGTGACACTATACGACGGGACGTCTACCGGCGACCCGCAAGCGGCGACGGATACGGAAAATTCGGGCACGATACCCGACGGCACGTCGTCGACGCTTACACTCTTATCGTCGGGGGAAACACTAGACGACGGCGACTACTTCGTCGAAGTCACGACGTCGGGAAGTGACCTTACCGTCGACGAAGTGCGCGTCTTCACGGAAGGGCTACAATGGTCGTTTGTCGAAACGTCCGACGGAAAATTCGACTTCAAAAACCAATACACGGGTAATTCTATCTTCACAGTCGACCCGCTAACCGACGAAGTAGTATTCTTAAACGCCGCGATCGACGAACCCGAACTAGCCGACGGGTCTATCACGACCGCTAAGATAGCCGACGACGCCGTGACGGTGGCAAAGATAGCCGCCGACGCGATCGGCACGACACAACTACAAGACGACGCCGTAACCGGAGATAAATTAGGCGCACTATCGTCGGGGCTAACCGGCACGCTAAACCCCGGTACGTTCGGCCCGCTATTCGACTTCCCGGTCGATTCGGGCGCGCCCGACGGCACAGTCGAATCGTATACGCTAGCGATCGACGGCACAACGTTAGTCGAACTACGCGGTCTAAGCGACGGGGCGGGCGGTGTTGATACGTTAGAAGTCCGGTTACACCAATCGCTAAACACAAACGGAAACGACATAGAAGATTCGGGGACGAAGATATGGTCTTCCGCCGACGGGCACGTCCCCCGACCGCAAGTCGACGACCAAATCGAACGCGCGCCGACGAAGACGTCGGACTATACGACCACCGACGAAGAATTCGTACCCGTCGATACGTCCGGGGGCGGTGTAACCGTCACACTAGCGACCGCCGACGCCGCGCCCGGAAACGAAATACAAATCAAAGACGTCGGGGGTAGTGCGTCTACGAACCCCATAACGGTAAACACCGAAGGGTCGGAAACAATAGACGGCGACACGTCTATCACCGTCGACGTCGACTACGGCGTCGTGTCTGTTATCGGCGACGGCACGAATTGGGACGTACAAAAGAAAACGTCCCGAACCGTCGACCCGCGAAACATTTTCGAAGGCACCGAAACCGGCGCGGTCGCCGACGGCGACCAAGGGATTCTAACCGTCGATTCGCTAGCCGACGGGGAAACGGTGGACATTTTCAAAGCGGCGTTAACAACAGACACGATCGAAGCGGTGCCTACCGGCGTCGACCTAGAACTAGTCACGTTCGATAACGCGGGCGCATTTACTAGCGAATCTACATTAGTAACCGGCGACGGGTCTACGATACACGACCGGATTACCGGAAACCCGATAGCGTCGTATACGAACAATAGCGGCGGCGAACAATCTATCGGTGTCTTAGTCGATAATGGTTCGGGTTCGTCGATCGACGTCGTGGCAAAGGTCGAAGGTAGTGCGCCCGCATAGCGAATACTATGAGTGAAATGTACCGAACCCCGTCCCCGTTCGAACCGCACGACAGACAGTCGGTTCTATCGCTATCGCCGCTTTCCCCGATCGGCGACATAGCTAGCGCCACACTTACGGAACAAGCGGGTTCGGAAACGGTGACGTGGTCGACGGCAAGTGATTGGGATAATGCCGTTAGCGAATCCTACGTCGACCACGACACGACTTCGGACATTGTGAATATGGTTCGCGGTTTGGATTCATTCGAAGACTTTTCACCCGGCGATACGCCCGGGTCGCCGTATACTAACGTAGCTAGTAACGTCGATATAACAAACACACAAGCCTTCGACGGGTCTAATTCGCTTAAGTTCGAAGGTATACAAAACGTAGGGATAACGCTAGACCTAACATCAAACCCACAAACCCCGGACGAATTCGTGTGGTATCACTATGAAACTGGAAGCGAAACCGACCATTCGCTAACGGTATTAAACGGTAACGGCGACCCGATCGTACGTTCCGGTTCGAACAACCCACAACAAATCTATGTCACCGGCACACAAGGCGAACAAATAGCCAAGCCGTCTACGCGCGTGTGGCACAAGTGGCGGTTTTTCAATTTCGATTATACTAACGGCACATTCGACGTCGAATGGGCCGAACCTAGTAGTAACACTAGCGTAACGCGAACGGGACAAGACG